GCGACAAAGAGGAGAGCAACAGCATTACCAGCCAGAAGCTTTTGATCCGGGATTTTTTAAGCAGCCAGCCAGACCTTATGGAATGCGGCATAAAGGTGGACGACGGTTTTTCCGGTTCCAGTTTTGTGCGCCCGGCGTTTCAGGAAATGATGGATGAGATACGGGCAGGGCGCATCGACTGCGTGGTTGTCAAAGACCTGTCCCGTTTTGGCAGAAATTATCTGGATGCGGGCGAATATATTGAAAATCTCTTTCCGGTACTGGGCGTGCGGTTTATTGCGGTCAATGACCACTATGACAGTCTGTGCCGCACTATGTCAGACGCATGGATGCTGCCGTTTAAAAACCTGGTAAACGAAGCATACTGCAAGGACAGCTCCATAAAAATACGCAGCCAGTTGGAGGTCAAACGCAGGCGGGGAGATTTCACAGGCGCTTTTGCGCCCTATGGATATCAAAAAGACCCGGATCAGAAAAACCACTTGGTTCCAGACAGCTTTGCGGCGGATGTTGTGCGTGATATTTACCACTGGAAGCTTGCGGGCGTCAGTGCTGCGGATATTGCGGACCGGCTGAATGCCGAAGGGATTTTGGCGCCGATGGATTATAAAAGGCAGCAGGGCATACGCTATGCCACGCCGTTTCGCATTTACAGCAGCTCGCAGTGGAATGCGGCGGGGGTGCTTCGGATCTTAAAAAATCCGGTTTATACCGGAACGCTGGTACAGGGCAGGCATACAACGCCCAGCTATAAGGTCAAAAAGCGCATGATAAAACCGAAGGAACAATGGGCAGCCGTAAAAGGTGCGCATGAGGCGGTCATTGACCCGCAGGCATTTGCCGCAGTCCAGCGGGTGCTTGCGATGGATATACGCACCAGAGGGCGCGGCAGTCCGGCAGAGCTGCTGTCCGGTATGGTTTACTGCAAGGAATGCGGCGCTCCTATGGTACGAAAAACCGTCCCGTCAGGCGGAAAAACATACGTATACTATGTCTGCGGGGCACACAAGCAAAAAAAATGCTGCTCGGCGCACAGCATCCGCGCGGAGGTGTTAGTGAATCTTGTGCTGGACTGCCTGCAAAAGCAGGTCGGCAGTCTTGGAAACGCGCGGCTGTCACAGCTTGTACGCGAAGCAGCCCGGCAAAAATCCACAGTCAGAAAGCTGCGGGAACGAATCGACAGCAGGCTGGAAGAAGTATGCAGGATGGAAAAGCTGTTGCAGTCGCTGTATGCGGGCATGGCAGAAGGACTGCTCAGCCGCACCGAATACGAGGAGATGAAAAAAGAATATACTTTGCTGCGCACACAGGCAAAGCTTCAGGCAGAAAACATGCAGATCCAGTTGGAACGCGAGCTGTCAGACGCCGCGGACGGCAGCAGATGGCTGCACGAGCTGAAAACGAGAGGCAGCCTGCCAGAGCTCGACCGTGCCGCCGCCGTGTTTTTGGTAGACCGGGTGTTCATAGGGCGAGGGAAACAGGTGCGGATTGTATGCTTATGGAACAATGCATAAGCGGCTGCCGCGTTTTGCATAGAGACAGGCACCAGCTTCATAAAATACAGAGAAAACAGTTTTTTGCAAGGGAATACGATATGGAGTGGACGAAACCAAAAAAGCAAGCGGCGCCTGGCAGGCATATTTACCATGCGGGCATTTATGTCCGGCTTTCGGTAGAAGACAGCGGCAGGCAGGGCAGCGATACGATAAAAAACCAGGAGGAGATGATCCGCCGTTATATTATACAGCAGGATGACATGCAGCCCGCGGGCGTTTACTGCGATAATGGGCGCTCAGGCACTAGCTACAAACGCCCGGCATTTGCCCGTATGATGGAGGATGCGCAGGCAGGGCGCATCGACTGCATTGTAGTAAAAGATTTATCGCGGCTTGGGCGTAATTATCTGGAAACGGGAAAGTATCTGGAACGGATCTTTCCCGTTTTGGGCGTGCGCTTTGTAGCGGTGGCGGATCATTTTGACACGCAGGCGGCGCAGCGGGACGATGGTTTTTTCATTCCGCTAAAAAATATCGTCAATGAGATGTACAGCAGAGATCTTTCGAAAAAGGTCGGGTCTGTACTGGCGCAGCGCCAAAGGCAGGGCGCGTTTATTGGCGCATGGGCATCTTACGGCTATCGGAAATGCGCGCATGACCCGCATAAAATCGAACCAGATGAAGAGACGGCGCCAGTCGTGCAGGCGATGTTTCAAATGCGGCTGGACGGCATGGGCAGCAGGCAGATCGCCGACTGGCTGAATGCGCAGGGCATTCCGTCGCCTTCCCGCCGCCGTTATTTAAAAGGGGAAGTTTTATGCAGCCGCTTTGCCGATATTGCCTGGCAGGCGCAGACAGTCAGAAAGATCTTATCCAGCCAGGTGTATCTGGGGCATATGGTGCAGGGGAAAAAGCGCGCATCGTTTTATGAAGGCAAAAAGCAGCGCGCGCTTCCGCCATCGGAATGGAAGGTCGTGCGGCATACTCATCAGCCGATTATAGAAGAACCTGTTTTTTGGGCAGTGCAGCAAAAAGGGCGTCGTTTATGACCGTCGCTGTGTATCTTCGCATTTCAAAAGAAGACAAAGAATCCAACAGCATCGAAAGCCAGCGCGGGATGGTGTTACATGCAATAGAACATATGCCGGAGTATGCGGATGCGCATATCGCCGAGTTTTGCGACGACGGGTTCAGCGGCAGGAATTTCAGGCGCCCCGGTGTGGAAAGGCTGCTGCGGCAGGTGCAGGAAGGAGGCATACAGTGCATCATCGTAAAGGATTTGTCACGGCTTGGCAGGAATTATCTGGAAGCCGGGGACTATCTGGAAAAGATATTTCCGTTTTTCGGCGTAAGGTTCATTGCAATCACTGATGGATATGACAGTATCTGCCCCGATGTGACAGATGAAGGTCTGATTGTCCCGTTAAAGAACCTGATAAATGAGATATATGCAAAAGACCTGTCACGAAAGGTCAGCTCTGCATTTTATATCAAGCAGAAACAGGGGAAATTTATTGGCAACGCTGCTCCGTATGGGTATATGAAATCTCCGGCAGACCATAACCTGCTGATAGTGGATGAGGAAGTCAGGGAAATTATATGGCAGATTTTTCACTGGAGGGCAGATGGGGACAGCCTTACCGCTATTGTCAGACGGCTGAATGATTATGGGATTCCCTGTCCGTCCAGATACAAATATCTGAAAGGACAGACAAAAACAGCCAAAACAAAGACGGGACTATGGACAGTCAGCTCACTATCAAGAATTTTGGAAAATCCGGTGTATATCGGTGATATGGAGCAGGGGATTAACAGGGCGGCTTTGTACAAGGGAATGAAGTCAAGGAGGATGCCCGTGGAGGAAAGGGTGTACGTCAGGAATACCCATGAGCCGATTGTGGAACGGGAAGTCTTTGAACGCATCAGTCGGCAGAAAGAGAAAGACAGGGAGAAATATCATAATAAGTATGGAATGTATGACGGCATTGCAAAAGAGCCAAACCTCCTGAAAGGAATTCTGGTCTGCGGTGACTGTGGAAAAAATATGTCGCTTTGGAGGGATCGGAGCGGGGTTAAGCTCAATCCACCAAGAGTATATTATAAATACATCTGCCAGACCTACCAGTCGTTGAAAGAAAAAGGGTGCAGCAGAAAGCGTCTGAATAAAAAGGACGTTGAAAATGCCGTGGAGGAGGCGGTAAGACTCCACATAAAGCTGTTTCTTGACTATAAAGCAGTTCTGGAAGAACTAAACCGGACACAGCAGGCAGTACAAGCCAACGCAGGGTATCAGAGGGAAATTAAGGATGCCGTAAAGCGTAAGAAAAGGGCAGAAATGATGTCCGGTTCCCTGTATAACGATTACGCTGACGGGTTACTGAGCGAAAAGGACTACCTTTATGCAAAGGAAAAGTATTTGAAACAGGCGGCAGAGGAGGAACAGAGGCTTTCAGAATTACAGGAAATGCAGAGACGGTATGAAACAGGCTGTAAGGCAGAAAGCAGGCTGGATTCACTGGTTCGGCAGTATCGGGATTTTGACAGCTTGACAGAGGATATTATCCATTCTTTTATCTGTAAGGTACTGGTTTATAGTGATGAACGCTTAGAAATCGTGTTCCGCTTTGAAGATGAATTTAAGGAATTAAAAGAGGTTGTCAAGGAAAGGAGGGATGAATTATGCAGGCAGAAAACAGAACTGTCAGCGGCAGCGAATATGTAATCGCCCTGTATATCCGGTTATCGCAGGAAGATCGTGACCTGTCCCTCCGGTCAGACAAGACGGAGAGCAACAGCATTACCAACCAGAGAGCTTTGCTGTGGGAATATATCAGAACACATAAGGACCTTGCAGACAGCAAGGTGATTGAAAAGTGTGATGATGGATATTCCGGTGTAAAGTTTGATGACAGACCGGGGTTTACGGAAATGATCCAGCTTGCAAAAGAGGGAAAGATAAATTGTATTATTGTAAAGGATTTTTCCCGATTTGGCAGGAATTATGTGGAACTGGGGGACTATCTCGAACAGTTCTTCCCCTTTCTTGGCATACGGTTCATATCGGTAAATGACAACTATGACAGCAGGCAGTTTGACGGGACAACAGGCGGTCTTGATGTAGCGTTTAAGAACATGATTTATGATTTTTACAGCAGGGAGTTTTCAAAGAAACAGAGGATTGCATGGAAACGGATGGCTGAAAAGAGAGAATATAATGCCCACTGTGCCATGTACGGCTATAAAAAGGCAGATGATAATATCCATCAGTTGGTAATCCATGAAGAAACGGGTAAAATCGTGCATGAAATCTTTGAAATGATGGCATCCGGCATTACTCCTTTAAAGATCGCAAGGCTGCTGAACCAGAGAGGGGTTCCGGCACCATCAGAGTTCCAAAAAATGCGGGGCTATCAAAAGGAATGGAGCCGATATGGAGCAAAATGCTGTTGGACAGATGACAGGATACGCTGCATGGTTAAGGACGAAAGGTATACCGGGACAATGGTTTCCCTGAAAACGGGTTCTGTAATGGTAAGGGGAAAGCGTCAGAAAAAGCCCGCATCAGAGTGGATCAGGGTAGAGAACACCCATGAGCCGATTGTTTCTTATGAGTTATATGTAAAAGCGAACTCCATGCTGAAACAGTGTGAATTTAAGCAAAGCGGCAAAAAAGGAAGAAATATATATTATTGCGGCTATTGCGGCAGGAAGTTACAGGGAGACGGCAGCGGGGTAATATCCTGCTGGCAAAGGTATTATTTGCAGGAGTGCGATTGCAGGAAGGCAAGAATAAAGAAAGAAAATGCCGACAATGCGGTTGTTGAGGCTGTCCGGCAGCAGATAAAGCTCCTTGTCAGGGAGGAGGAATTATCAAAAGAGGCAAAAAACAGAACAGTTCCATATTCAGAGCGGGAAGAAATGAAAACACTCGTAAAAACAATTTCTGCAATGAAAAAGACATGGATGCCGCTCTATGAACAGTACACGGACGGTAAATTGTCCAGAGAGGACTTTTTACTGGAAAAGAAAAAATATGATGAAGAAATAGACAGGTTAGAGCTTCGCATGAGGGAACTGCAAGACAGTCAGGCAGTGCAGAGTGAAAGCAGCCAGCAAAAGACAAAAAGCATCAGTCAATTACTCTGCTTTGCAGATCAGATAGAACTAACAGAAGAAATTAAAGAGAAGCTGATTGACAAAGTAAAGGTATTTTCCGATAATAGAATAGAAATTTGTTGGAACTTCGAATCGGATTTCTTTGAGAAAAATACCATTCACAAGTGCGGTTAGATGCCGCACTTGTGGGAAAGTTCAAAAAAATGAAATTTTTTTTAGTCCTTACTTGACAGAAGAACAGTCCATATCAAAATGGGAAAGCGGGCAGGCAACCCCCGAACTGGAAAAAATAGTGGCAATGAGTGCGGTTTTTAATGTCACGACTGATTATCTGCTAAAGTCATCGGAAAT